TTAATTACCTGGCGCATGCTGCTTCTCTTCACCCGTGTGTTCGGGCACCTCGTTGATCAATCCCGGCGTGACAATTACGCCAGAGACGGTTTCATGCGTCTTAAAAGTACAGCTGCAGTTAATATTCTGACACTGATGATACCGCTCTTTCGTTTCCGGCGAGATATAGCGGCTACTTTTGGTATGGGCGGCGTTCTGGCAAAGTGGACAATGCATCATTATGGTATCTCCCTGTAGTAGGTAGCAAATTTTAATACATAAAATACCACAATTGGAAGTAAAATTCACTTTTTGTGAATCACCTATCCTTCTGTCATCTCATACTCGATTTGACCGGTTACTGCTTCGAGCTCCAGTGTGTTGATATACCCGCCGTTGCTGATACTATGTTCAACTGATTTAATCAGCCAGGACTGGGCATCAATAACAGATTTAAAGCCGCTGACTTTTACCGGCATTTCCGGGATCAAATCAGCACGCCCGTTTGCTAACTTCAGGGTAAAGGTTGCTACGCTGCGCTGAAACTCTTGCCACTTCGCCTTTGCTGCACTTATCGCCTCCTCTTTATTTTTATAGATTGCTGACAATACCAGCACGTTATCCGCGCTGCCCATCAGGTAAGAATCCGGCTCGGTTGATGTCTGGCTCTTTTCAGCTCCCTGCTGACCGGTGGTATGACTCTGCCCTTTGTTCTTGCGCTGTAGAGTTACCTGCTTCGGCTGTGTATCTTTCGTATCCAGCCAGCGAGCTACCACGCCGGTATAGGCACCCCGATCGGCAATACTAAAGATATGCGTGTTACCGTCCTGACGAACCAGGGTCAGAGGAGGAACAGGTTTACCGCTCGCCGTCACAGCACCGCCAGGCTCAAAGAAAAGCAGATTTTCCATCTTAATAACCGCCACCGCTCCATACAGCGAGGCAAGGCGTGATATAAACGCGCTATCGGTTTCCTGCGTTTGATCGATATGCTTTATCTCAATATTTTTAAATTTTTCGGCGATAACCGGTTTGAGTCGGTGACGCTCCGCTACCTGTTTGACCACGGCCTCCAGCGTGGTTTCGTGATACGACGCCTCGCGACGGACGTTCATTCGCCCACGGTAGTCAATGCTGTTGGCCGTAATCGATAATTTGTCCGGCGCGCCGCTATGGGTAACCGTATCAATAATATATTCGCCTTTCTCCAGCAGCGCCTGCCCTTTCCAGCCAATAAATAGTTTAATAAATCCGCCGCGTGGCGGCAGCACCAGCTGCCCGTCCGTATCATCCAGTGAAATAGTCAGCCGATCGGCTTCAAAACCACGGTTATCACTTAATTTCAGCTCAATCAGGCGCTCGCGAAACGAGGTGGTGACGTCCTTATTATTAATCTGTATCAGAAAGTCAGGTGCCAACAGCGTTCCGATTTGTACCGGTATCCGGCTCAGTTCGCTCATGATATTTAGCTCCCCGTTCCGTTTATTGACGATGCCACACTGTTCACGGCGTCCAGCGCCTTATCGCGCACCTTATATAAATTTTCAACCGCCTGATCTTTCAGATCGCCAAACAGCGCAATCAGAGATTCATCTACACGCTTCAGCGTCATATCAAATGAAATCTTGCGGGCGCTACCGTCGCTATATAATTCGGAATAAGTTGAATTAATACTCTGGATAACGTACATGCCATAAATTAAGCCGTTGCCGGAAATCAGTGGCCAGGCTCGTCCGTTATCCGCCATCAGCTTAAGCGTTGTCAGGGACGCCGTTCCACCAATCAGCGGCGGACGCAGTTCGCCGCTGATTTTAATGGTTTCATCACCCGGACCAAGGAACTGTGATGCTGCACGCTCCCCAACGCGAACGTTATCTACCCAGCGATAGGCATTAGACCGCGTCATGGTGCTGTAAGGCAGCGTCTGTTGTATAAAAGGCAGCATGCCGTAAATCATTAACATTATTTACGCCTCCCAACTCATACTGGCGCGCTGACGATTCAGAGCAGTAAATCGCTCCTGCTCCTCGTGCTGCCTCAAGATTGCGACAACGTCATCTCTGGACATCCCCGGATGAGTGTTGATTACGTAATTGTTATTAAATGTATTTTCCTGCGAGTTTTGCCTCAACGGCGCAGCCGTCAACGGGCTGTAGGCCGTTAACTGCGGTGGAGCAAAATAGGAGGGCTTATCCAACTCTGGCACATCAGGATCGGGTAAATAATCCTTTGTATCGGTAGGCTCTTCCTTAACAGCACCGATCTTGCGCATAAACCAGCTGGCGCCCTTCATCAGATATTCCAGCGTCTTGGCTGGAATGATCAGCGCCCTGGCAAGCGCTTCGCCGAACATTTTGCCGATATCTCCGGCAGCCGTCAGCTCTTCCTGGGTCGATTTTATCGGCTCCAGCAATTGACTAAACATATCCCACAACACCTTCACTTTATCGCTAAACCATGCAAAAACAGGTTTTAGTGAATTGAAGGCGTCAATTAATGGTGCTATCGCAGCGGTAAAGCCTTCGCCTACACCATCAAGAAAGGCGCTGATGGGTTCCCAATATTTACGAACCAGCAGCGCCCCGCCTACCAGGGCGGTTACAACGGCTATAATAGGCAATGTTAAGCCGCCCATCACCGTAGTTATTCCTCCGCCAAAACTAGCAATAAGAGTCCCCAGCATTTCGGCGCCGGTCATAATGGCATTAATGCCTGTTAATACCGGCCAGACGGCCTGACCTATACCTCCCAACGCGCCAGCCAGCACAATGCCCGCAGCGGCGGCATTAGCGATACCGCTTGCCAACTCCGGGTTGGAATCCATCCAGTCTTTGACGGTGGTTAAGAATTTCGTTACGCCCTGCGTAAGCTGGCGCAGGCTACCTTCAACGGAGCCATAAAGATCAGTACCAATAGCTTCCCAGGCTGACTCAAGTTTGCTGATATCGCCGCCGAGACTGTCCTGTTGTATGGCTAACTGCGTAGCCGTGCTGCCATCTGCCTGTTGATAGTGTCGGGTTCGGTTATCCAGCTGACCGTTCGATGCTGATTTCATCAATGCTTCTGCGGCAGGCGCTGCCGCCTCACCAAAGATAGCTTTGCGATATTCAGCCTGCTGTGAGGCTCCCAATTGGTTCTTTTCAAAAGCGCTTTCCATCTCTTTGAGGATGGCAAAGAATGGACGCTGGTTACCTTCACTATCAACGGTTTGCACACCCAATGTACGCATAGCGGCATCCGCTTTATCCGCTGGCTGCTGTACGCTGAGCAACATGGTCCGCAAATCTGCTCCCGCCGCGCTACCGGTAATACCATTTTTAGCCAGTTCATCAATCATCGCGGAAGTCTGCTCTACGCTGACGCCCGCCTCATTTGCTACCGACGCGATATGAGCCAGCGCCTCATTCAGATCGTCAAAACCTGTCGAGCCATCTTTTAGCGTGGCGAACAGCACATCGCCCAGGTGCGCAAGCTGGCTGTTCGCCAGGCCAAAAGCATCTCTGGTGCGTAGCAGCAGCTGCGTATTTTCTTCCAGGGAGCGATCGTTCGCCAGCGACATTCCTACGGTCACCGGCGTGGCAGCCATGATATCTGCAACGCTGCCGCCTGATTTTGCAATCACGGTTTGTGCATGCGCGGCATCGCCGGCAGAAAGCGGCGTGGAATCACCGATGCTTCGCGCCTGCATCTGCAGGGCCTTAAAGTCTGCCGATGTTTTATCCAGCCCGGTGGCTACACGTAATTTGTTACTTGCTTCGGCAAAGTCATAGCCGGGGCGTAAAACCTTCGATGCTTTTTGCGCACCGTCGACCGCGAAACTTAATGCTGCGCTACTGCTCGCGCGAATTTTTCCGGCTATCTGCTGACCTTTACGGTAGCGATCCTGAATTTTATTCAATCGCGCCTGTTGCTGAGCCTGCCGTTGATAGCTCTGTTCCAGCTCCCACAAAAACGCATAATTATCGGGCAAGCGTAAGCCATTGATATTCGCCATCTGCTTATTCAAAGACTGCATGCCATCCTTCATTCTTCGGATGCTGTCGATCAGCTTTTGGGTCTGTTTTACGATGGCCTGAAACGAGCGTAATGCCTGTTTCACTGATGCCAACAGCGCTTCCGCATTGAGGAAACTACTCATCCGGGTTTGCTCCGCTACGTAACAGGGCTTTATGTCGCCAGTCGAGCAGCTCGGCCAGCGACATCTCATACATTTCAGAAGGGGGCCAGTGAAAAATGACCGCAATATCGGCCATCAAATCATTGACGGTCAGGCTTCGGGGCCATTTGAGGCGTCCGATTTCGCTGACAAAAAACCGATCACCTTGCCGCCTAATGAGATCAGATCAACCGGATCCAATGCGAGGCACTCCGTTTTCGTCAGCGACGGTACGGTAATGCGCGGCAGAACGGTCAACAGCGCATCAACATCTGAAGCGCACAAATCGGCCAGACGTACGCCACGCAGAGCGCCAGCGGTAGGCTTGATGACTTCGATCTGGCTGATTTCGGTTTCGCCACGTTTTACTGGAGATTCCAGTTCAATAAGGTGTTCATTCTGTTCCATCTGTTTTTACTCACTTGTCCAGTTTTAAACAGGGCCAGCGCCTGGCGCTGGCATCCAGGTTAGTTCATACCGAGGTTATTACGGCGCTGTTCCAGCAGATCGACGCCGTCTACTTTCTCAATCATGTTGATGGTGTCGATCTCAATCAGCTCTTTGCCATTCCAGGTAAGCCGGAAATAGGTGTTTTTCGTGGTGATTTTGGTTTCGGTGTCTTCGCCCTGTTTGGCTTCGCCGAAATCAAACGCCTGATGGTGACCACGCACCTCAATTTCTACGGCGATCTCTTCGCCGGTATCGTCGCGTTGGTAGGAGCCGGTAAAACGCAGCGGTACCGCCGCGCGGGCGCCCCACTGTTTCAGCACCAGCTCATCCATACCGCCGATGGTCCACTCCATATCAAGCGCGTCGTCATCCAGCCCGTTATCGATAAAGGCGGCACCGTTCATACCACCGGCCCGGAAGGCGTCCAGCTTGCGTGACAGCTTCGGCAGCGTCACCGCAGTGACCACGCCCTGATAGCTGTTTGAATCGTTGAAAAGGTTCAGCCCTTTCAGTTTGCGGGGTAATGCCATTTATCCGGCTCCTCAGCTGTTAACGGATGCGGCGAAATTCGCCAGATAGCGGTCGGTGATACGCTGACGCAGAGTTAAATCTTCCAGCGGCGGCACCGGCGTGTAGTCATAATCAATAAAGAGCTTGCCTGCTTTCAGGGTTTCTTTATCGTTAGCGGTATCGTCATACCAGCATGACGCGCCCAGCAGATAGCCAGCGCTGACCAGTTCGCGGAATTTTGCGTTGATGCCCGCGATAATTTCGCGCACCAGAACCGGCGTCAGTGGCTTATCGTTAGCCCACATGTGCGCCTCAGCCATAGTGTCAGCAATCACCTGCGCGGTACGGGTATAGTTTTCAAAGGCGAACAGCGGATCGTCGCTACAGGTGCGGTTGCCCCAGAAGCGGAAGCCATCTTTACGGATAAGCGTTGTAACGCATGCTTCATTAAGCAGGTCAGCATCGGTACCGGTCTGCTGTAGATCCCAGAAAACCGAAGCAGAAATGCCGCTCACGCCGTTAACGCCAACGTTAGACAGGGTTTTATGCCAGCCGGTATCGTTATCGATTTTGGCACGCAGACCCAGCGCACGCGCGGTGGCATAGGCATTTTCAGCCTGATTGGTTACCGTATTCCAGGCGATAAAATCGGGCCAGATAACCATCAGTTCACGCTGGCTGAAGTTCTCGCGATACTTCATCGCATCGGAGATAGTTTTACAGCTATACGCAGACACATAGGCGAACGCACGCAGCTGCTGTGCAATGCTGGCCAACGAGGTAGCAACTTCCAGCGTGTCAAGACCCGGTACGCCGAGGATACGAGGTTTAACACCAAGCTGCGTTTGCGCGCTCAGCAGCGCTTTCATGCCGGTGTAACGTCCATTCTCATCGGTGGTACCGATAATGTTGGAGGTTGTTTCCGCTGCGGTTTCACCTTCCGCCACACGCACGACAACCGTGACCGGTTTTGCCTGGTCAGCAATTGCCTGTAGGGCAGCGGCCAACGCCCCCTGCTTACCGGCTTTACCGATGGCAGAAAGTACGTTAGTGACCAGCACTGGTTCATTAAGCGGGAAAACTGTCGCGTCGGCATCTTCTGCGGTACAGACCATGCCGACGATGGCAGTTGATACGGTAGAAATGGTGCGCGTTCCATCGTTGATTTCAACGACGCGGACACCGTGATGATAGTCAGACATCTGATGCACTCCGTGTTATGGGTGCAATCAGATTGACAGTTCAGGCCACTATATGCATGTCTTTAGGTTTTACTGATCGCTGGCAGAACTGAACCCACGTAAAAGGCGTTGTTTTTCAGCGGGGATGTAACGATAAAGGGTCTTAACGGATACCTCGCATACTAAAGATATTTGATGCAGCGTGGCCCCGTTCATCAGCATTCTCTCTGCCCGGCTGACAACTTCGGGCGTCATAATGCGCCGCCGTCCACCAATTCGCCCTTTTTCTCGCGCCGCTGCCAGCCCGGCTCGCGTTCTTTCAACAATCAATTCACGCTCCATTTCAGCCAGCGCGCCCATGACATGAAAGAAAAAGCGGCCCATCGGCGTGCTGGTATCGATACTGTCCGTCAGGCTACGAAAATTAATACCACGCTCACGTAGCTGCTCAGTTAACATCACCAAATGGCGCATGCTTCTTCCAAGCCGATCCAACTTCCATACAACCAGCGTATCGCCGGTCTGAAGGGTTCGTAGCGCTTTTTTCAGTCCTGGCCGATCCGATACTTTTCCGCTTATTTTATCTTCAAAAATCAGCTCACATTTTGCACTAAGCAGTGCACTTCTCTGTAAATCGGTGTTTTGGTCATTTGTTGACACCCTGACATAGCCAATCAGCATGGTAAACCTCGCCTAAATAGCAAGAATTGTGCCAGCATGACGTTTTGTATAGCCAGGAGTTTCTTTCTTTTTTCGGTTGGTTTGGGGGAGGCGGCGAAACGGGAGGTAGGTACTGGATTAAATCAGCTACCTGACATGAACAGCTTTACTGGAAAAAAAGGTAGTGCATGGTATAAACAGCATCCGTCCGGTTTGATAGAAACGGGAGGTTTATTTACTGTAAATGGATCAATCCAGGCGCAAAAGGTTACAGTGAATTACCCTGTTCCATTTCCGACGACTTGTTTAGGAATTTGGTTTTCTTTTCAAACTGAAGACCCAAGTCAGCGTTTTTGTGGAATATTTGACCGTATTTCTAGTCTATCTTCCTTTATTGCATCGGTAGTCACACCTACTGTGAACACGGTTTATTTCCGAGCGCTGGGATATTAGAAACTGTAGATTTACTTACATTGTTGTGTGGTACATGAAACAACAGCTATCTCTCATCAGCCTGAAGAAAACGGCATAATATACCTATTACTATTTTATTGGAGGATTACTAATGAGGTACTGGTTTAGCCCTAAGCACAATGCTTTTTATCCTGAAGCTCTCAAAGAAGCATACATAAACGCGGGAACGCTGCCGGATGATTTGATAGAAACTACTGAAAAGATATTTATTGAATTTTCCGGCATGCCACCGGCCGGAAAAATACGGGGCGCTAATGATAAAGGTCTACCATGCTGGGACGACTTGCCTGTAGTTGAAGTATCAATAAGTGAACTAAAAACTCAGGCCAGAAAGTTACGTGATAGTTTTATATTATCAACAGACAGAATGTTAGTAGAAGACTACACTATTAATGACATTCTGTTGACTCATGAACAACGAGAACAGTTATTAAAGGTTCGTGCCAAATTCAAAACGTGGCCTAATGAGGATGGGTGGCCGCAAATTGATCTACCATTCATCCCACCATGGATATTAAATGAAGCAGTTAATAATGGCTATATGGTTGCTATTTGGCCAAATTAAAAAAAGCCCGTAAGGGCTTTTTTTAATTGGAGATGTTTAACATTTAATTGTTAGTTTGCATGAATTAATACAGTTTAATTGATATATTATTTATTTTTTACCTTATCTGTTCAGATGTTTACATTCCAATAGACAAGTAAAACCCATTAATATTACCTGCTTTAATATTTTCTGATCTTGTGACTTTAAAACCAGAGTTATTTCTTTCTGTTGTTCCATATGAAATGGAGGCAGCACCCGTATCGGTGATAAAAATAGCAAAAACGTCTTTCGGATAAGGTATAGGAAACTGTACTGTTCCGGTTGTGACTTGAGCTGGTATTGCAGCCAAACCCCATTGAATAATTAACCCACCCGGTAATTTTTGCCATCCAGTTCTTGTAAGATTTGCTTTGAAAAATGACATATCTGGTATCTGGTTCTCATTGAGACCTACCTCTCGTTTCGCCGCTTCCCCCAAACCAAGTTTAGGCGATCAATACACATCAGCTAAAGAATTACGCCCCGCCGGCTTGTAGCAGTATTAGCCATAAACATTTATATAATATCGCAATTCTTGGTTATTATGTCAATCAAAAAGGAATAGGGTCACGTTTTATTACTAAAAAAGCATAGATATTCTGATAAATTCCCCATCACTGAAGTAGCAAGCATCATCCAATCTTACCATCCAGTGTTAACCGTCCTACTCCGTTTCGCCGCCTCCCCCAAACCAAGGTTTTTAAGAACCTCAGCTATTAGCCCGGCATCTTTAATTTCAGCCAGCGCGTTGGCGATTTGCAGGTACTGCGGATGTGGGTTTTTCTCGGTCAGATGCGTCTGCATCACCTTGTCAGCGTAAGCCCGTACCTCAATCGCCTTATCATCGACATACTTACGGGTTGCCAGCACGATGGAAGGATCGATTTTAAGCGTTACGGCGGCAGCGCTGTTGACGATTAAAATCATACGTACGGTCTGGGTACGTCCGCTACCCTCCTGCAACTGCGGCTTATAGGTCTCCGGGCAGTTGGCTACGGCTACCAGATCACCATCAGCATCAAACAGACCAATTTCACGGATCCAGAAGCCCCCCTCGCCTTCAGGAATAATTTGTTCCGCAATAATCTGGCTGTTGTTAACTTCGTCAACGCTGAGCGAATTCAACGCAGCGCGACGTTTTTCACCAATAAGAGTGGATTGTGAAGGATCGGGTGTTGGGAGTTGGCCACCACCGTCACCTACGGCCATTTCGGTAATCTGCACTTTCGTGCCAAGCGCAGCCGCATTCGCTAATTTGGCTGCGCCCAGATTGGTCAGCAAGGCAAAATATTTTGTCGTCATGGGTGTATGTCCGTCAGTTCAGTAATATGCACCGCCGCACCGATATAACCCGGCGCTCGCACGGTGATGGTTTCAGAAGTCCAGGGATAAACGGTTAGCTCATCGCCGCTATATGCCGTAGCGGCAACGGGCAAGGTGCCGTTTACATCCAGGTTGATAGAGAGTCCGATAAGGTGGCGACTGCACGGTTTCGCATCAGTGATTAACCGCTCCAGCTCGTTATACATCTCTTCGGTAATGCCGGTGTCCAGCACGCCTACATCAAGTCGAAAAGTGCCGGGTGCCTCGCTGGTGTTAAACCATTCATTAATGCGGATAAGGTAACCAAGCGGCTCCACCACGCGACGCAGCGAACCGATAGTGCCTTTATGCCGGTGAACATATTCAGATGCTGCGACTACGCTACGCTTAGTCTCTTCTGACCAGCTGGTGTCCCAGCGATCAACCGACCAAGCCCAGGCAAGCCAGGGCAGCAGCTCAACCGGACAGGTTTGCGCATTCCAGAGCTTGCGTAGCGGTACCGGAATCTTTTCGATCTTTGCGCAAGCTTCCGCAGCAGCAACTTCCAGTACCGAAGATCCCGCTGGCAGCAGACGATCACTCATCGGAGCCCCCAACCGTAATCTTCCAGCCGGTACACCAGGCCGCCTGCGTCTTGTCCAGCACCATATCGTCAGCAGGTTCCGTCAACTCAACGCGCTGTACGCCTTCAACATGCAGCGCGGCATACAGCGCCGAGCGGCGAATATCTCGTCCCAAACGCGACTGCGCGCTGACAAAAGCGGCAAGCTTTTTCTCCGCGGCGGCGCGTATCGGCTCCGCTTCCGGGCCAGGATAGAGGTAAAGCACCGCATCCACTTCGTAATTGACTATCGTGGCCGATTGCACCGTGACGCGATCGGCAACCGGACGCACGTTCTCATCATTCAGTGCGCTATTCACTACCTTCAATAGCTCAACAGGCGCTTCACCATTTCCTTCGCGTGACAGCACCGTAACGGTGACGCAGGCGGGCGATGGGCTAATGGCTGAGGCATCCGCCACGCGTCCATCGGCACTTTTTGCATGATATTCATAGGCACCCGTTGGTCCGGCCACGCTAAGCCCTTCAAAGGCGGCGGCTACACGCAGACGGAAGTTATCGTCACTTTCCATTACGGCAGGCGTTGGCGGGATGGTTGAATCATCCGCAGGTTTTAGCGTCAGGCGCTTAACACCGTTGTTAGCGCCGAGCTGATCGAGATCGCTGCCGATGGCATAAGCCACCATATTGGCTTTTGCTGCCTCGTTAACGCGCTGGCGCAGGATCATTTCGCGATAGGCGTTTTCCTGCAATAGCTTAACGATCGGCTCGGATTCCAGCGCCAGCGTGCGCGTAATGGCCTCTTGTTGATCGGCTGGATAAAGCGAGATCAGCGCGATCTTGCGCTCCTCCAGCAACGTTTCATAGTCCAGCGCCTCAACCACATCGGGCACCGGAAGCTGGTTCAGGTCAATGGTTGCCATAGTTTCAGCTCACAGGAATAGTTAGTGAAAAATCCTGCGCTGTGTCGGTGCGGCTACCGGCAATTTCCACCGCCATACCGCCGTCAAACGCAGGTTCATAGCTGATAGAAGTCAGCTTTATACGCGGCTCCCACTGCAAAATTGCCATGTAGCAGGCTGACATAATTTGCAAACGCAGTAGCTCATTTTGCGGCTGGTCAATCAGGGCTGACAGCAGCGAACCATACTGGCGCCGCATGAGTCTGGTACCGATTGGTGTAATCAGAATGTCGCGTACCGACTGGCTGATATGCGCCAGATCCGATATCGCCTCGCCGCTTTCGCGGCTCATACCGGTATAGTGTTCAGTAGTCATAATGGAGCTCCCGTTACGCCGCCGCTGTCACCTTTATGGGTATGCGTATGCAAGACTTTGCCGTTGGAACTGAGCTGGCCGCCGCTGTGCAGCACATCGCCTTGCAAAGTGCCGCCTTCGGTCAGCTCAAAGGTGGCCGCTTTCAGTTTTTGAGTACATTCCACCAGCGGGCTATCCAGGGTTATTTTCCCCGCCGCCTTAATCAGCGCGGTCTGGATGCCGGTGGCGATTAACGCGCCGGTATCCGGTTCATATTCGATCACCGCTCCATCCGGGAAGGACCAGTGCAGTGCATCGGCCGAGGTTGACGGTGCCGGGTTGCTATTCGAGAAGACGCCCGGTAGCACAAAACCTGTGGTTAACTCACCGCCCAGGCTAAGAATCAGCACCTGTTCACCTACGGAAGGCGCGCTCCACGAGCGCGATCGTCCGGCCCGTCCGGTAAGCCAGGGCAACCATCCGGTAGTGTTTTGCCCTGTATTCACCCGGCACGTCCCTTCGTCGAGGTTGACGGCGGATACAGTACCGATGCGGATTATGTTGCGCAGCTGGCGCATGACTTCGATAAGGTATGTGTTCATGAGGCAATTTTGCGTAAAGGCGACGCATGGCGCTATCTCTCTCGGCCCGTTCATCTACCAGCAAGAACCGCTGACAAAAAGGCGCTATCTCACCGGCCTGCTCGTTAAAATTTAAGGTTATTTCAGTAAGTTGTAGCAACAGAGGTTAACCGGTGATAGCGAGAGAATGACTACATCTTATTGCCGGGCAAAATGCTGGGCAGCACATCCCGCCGCATGTGTTAAGGAAGTATTTTCGACAAGCAATGCGCCACCCGTTATTCACGGAGCGATAGAAGGTTCATATTGAAAGGATGACAGCACTATCAGCAGTCATTATTGAGGAAAAGCAGAGGCTTACGTTGCCTGCATGATGCAAAGGCTGCGGCAGCAAAAATGCCGATGCCGCCAGCCTTACTATATTTTGATGCGGCTCAGGCCGAAAGCTCGCTAACCAGTACGCCATTCACATACAGCTGTTTTGGCCGATCGACATTTTCCGGCAGCGGCGGCTCATCGAGATGATCAACATGCAGAGCATCCCCCTCCTGCCGCACAATCACGCGTTCAGTCAGTTGTAGCTCAATGCTGATATGGCAGAGCGTGTCACTTAACCTCTCCGTTTTGAAGATGAATCCGGTACGGCGCCTCTCCGCGCTGGTCATCATATCCGGCTGATTTTCATGCAGCCAGGCTAAAATCGGCACGGTAATCAGATCGATATCATCCGCATAGTCTGTAATGTTCACCGTAAGCTGATAGTGATATTCGAACGATAACGACGGCGCGAGTGTAGAGATAACTTGTCCTGACGGCATCAGCATCCTGAGGCTGTCAGGATTTTGCGCCAGCGACGGAACGTGGTTAATCAGCGCTTCGCGCAGCGATTTCGGCTTTAACATCATGTTGCTCCTGGCATTCTTTGATCATTTCAATCTGTAGCCCGCACGAAACCAGTGCGGCTTCCAGCTGGCGGTTATCCGCCGCCAGATCGCCCTGCGTCTTCAGGTGATTTCCCGGCACCGGACAGCTGGTCACACGCGGACAGCCAGTCCAGATAAGCACGGGCGTTGCTGAAGGCGGGACGCGTGTGCAACCGGATAACATCATCAGGCAAAGCAGCACTACTCCAGCTGCGTAATGTTGGACTTGCATCATTTTCCTTTTGTATCTGCTGTTCACGGTTAATCGCAGCCGAACTGGCACGTCCCTGCTGCAAACGGAGCGCGGCTTCACGCTGCGCGCTTTCACGCGCCTCTTCGTTTAGCCGATTGATAGCCCTGTCGCGGCTTTCGATCCCGGCAGAGAGCGTGCCGATTGCACGCTGCGCCTGCTTCAGATCGTTTTCAGCAACGGAGAGTCGCCAGTACACAACGCTCAGCGTCGTCAGCGATGCGGCTAACAGTAGGGCTAACAGGCGCATCATGCTGCCCCCTTAAGGCACAGGGCCAGTTCACGTTCGCGACGGTTTTGTAACCCTTTGCTGAATAAGCCGTTGACATAAACCCAACGCTTCAGCTGCAGGCAGGCGTTGCGCCACTGGCCTCGCTTAATGAATGTCGCCAGCGTCGAATTACAGGCGGCCCGCACACCAACATTAAAGGCGAACGAGATCACCGCGTCATACACCTCCTGCGGCATATCACTGCGCATACAGGCATCAATGCCGCGTTCGACGCGCATCACGTCATGCACCAGATTGATCGCCGCCTGGCGTTCATCAATTTCGCTACTCGACGTCACCCCTTCAGTGTGGCCAATGCCGTTTGTCCAGACACCGGCGCTACACTGATAGGGCGAGGTGCGGCAGCCTTCTGCGTCAGCAATCAGCCGCAGCCCATCTTCCGATATTTTCAATACATCAAATTGCGGTAGCAGCGCGGCTATTGCCAGCACGGCTGCCGCGGTACAGCGTTTAACAATCTGGCTCAAGGTTCACTCTCCCTGTGCGCCCTTCCGCCGTAGTTCGTACATTTTGCGGCGGTAGTGCCAGTTAATAAAAAACGTTGCTATGTTGATCATCAGCGTCACCACGGCCACGCCGGAACCGACCATAAAGGCAATATCCTGCGGCGTATGACGGGCAAACCACATCAGCACAATGCCGATCAGGTAGTTAACCAGCGAACTGATTTTCTCCATAACCCGTTAATCCCACAGATTAACAGTTTCGCTCGTTGCCGCTTCCGGCACTGCCGGTAGCGTTATTTCACAGCCGTGCGGTAGAACTGGCCCGCATTCAGCCAGCCCGGGATTGGCTGCATACACCTGTTCAACCACCTGCTGCGTATATCCGTAGTAGCGCAAGCAGATTTCATCAACGGTGTCTCCCTGTTGTGCATAAACGTTCATCGCAGCTTCTCCATCAGTCGCCCACTCTTTTCAGCAATAGCGCGAATAACCGGCCAGGTCCGCGTACGCTCGGCGATAATACGCACCAGTATTCTGGCAATAAGCCTGATAGCTTCACCTCGATACTGTTTTGCCCAGGTTTTGCCTTGAAAAACGGCTTTTTTTATTGCTGGAAGTGAAAGATCAATAATTTCTTTAACACGACGCCCGTAATGCTTTATCGCCGCCCGGAAAAAGGTATTTTTTCCTGGTGGTCCGGCAGCTTTTATCAGCCGCCATCGGTTGAGTAATGCTGAAATCATTTCAATGGCCTCTTATTTGATGGACAGCAAGGAAAAACAAGATAAGTTCAGGTCAACTCTAGTTTTGTCTTTTCCCACCTTTGTCTCAATCAAAGCCCGTCCGCTCATACAGGAATAAACAGCATCCGCAACCACGAGCGCTTATTTATCAATAACACCGATGTTCTTTGCGATGGGCTGAAGGCTATTCGTATCAGGCAGCGTTGTTTTCTGATTAAGAGAACAAAGCAGTGCAGCAATAGTTAAATGTCACAGGCAGTGAAATGAGGAGGATATGACGCCGGATCGGCAGACAGGAAATAGTAAATAATCGATGTGAAAAAGGGTCAGGAAAGACTCTCGTATTTCCGATACGCGTTATTATGTCATACTGCTGGTGAGCGAGGCGTAAATAAACAGCATAACGCCGTGACTATAAGCCACTACATTAATGTTCTGTTTCATATTATCGCAGGGAAATATTCGCCTGCTGACAATATTTAATTGCGAGTAGTCTCAATGCTAACCTTAAAGCAGCGATCTGTATGTTGTGTGTAAAAGGTGCAACTCAACGGTCTACGTTTTATTCATCGTTGTTAAAATTCCGATAATACTGCCGAAGAAAGCTATTTGTCGGCAGAGAGTGCCGAAAGAGCTGCTGAAAGCTTCTTCGTTTTGACTATACTGCTGCCTGCTATTTCAGCAATGAGCGCAAGCGCAATCTCCCGATCGCGCTCCCGGCAGGTACCCTGTGTTGTTAGCCTGGCAATCAGTTCAACCCGTTCAAGCATTACCTGTTCTTGTAAATCCATTTCTACACTCCCTCCCCCGATAATTACTGTATACATATACAGTAGCACAGCATGACTTTCGATATAAAGAATTTTCAAACCTGCACTAGCCGTAAATATGACGCTGATATGTATGCCTTTTTATAACATAGCCAGGTGCGAGCCATCCCTGCTAATGTCGGGGAAAAGCGCGACTATTCACCATTTCGCCTTCGTAAAAGCAGGCGTTCCTCCATCCATCAGGGGCTTTTTATCTACTATTTCTCTTAAGCGACGGAAGCGTACCAGCGGGCTTTCTTTGCTGTTCTGCTTTATTGCCCGAAAGAGTTCGCCACTGGCGACGCTACGGAACCAGCGTCCGGCGATTTTCGTCTCCGTACCACCAATCAGGCGTACCGCCAGCCCCCGGCTGATGGTTTCTCCGGTCAGATCGCGAACCTGATCGATAACCTTATCGCAGGCCGCTTCCGTTTTATCCGCACGGCGCAGCGTTCGATGCCGTTCCGGTGGGCGAGCGGCTTTAATACGCGCCAGTATGCGCCGCCGCTCTTTGCGGCTGAGCTGTTCCAGCATTGCCCGACGCCAAATTCCGGCAGGTGCAGGATCTTCCCGCTCCGTACAGTTATTGACAGAACTCCAAGGAAACGCAGGCGCATCCCTGACAACAGCCTCAGGGTCAATAACCCGCTTCGGTACAATCTTCCACCGCGTCAGACGAGTCAGAATCGGTGTGTCGCTGCCAACCGCAGTGGCATAGACCCCTTTAATGCGCAGAGTTTCCTCGCCGTACCGGTTCCACTCTTCGCCAGCCTGATACCAGGTGCGCACCGCCAGGTCATCGCGACGTACAAACGGGCCACCCTGAGCATTAACGTAGGCTGCCCAGTCTCCGGCATCGGCGGCATGATGCGCAGCGGCTAGCTCCACGCTCAGACCGCGCGCGGCATCACTCTCGGTCATTCGGCGCAATTCACGATAGACGGTCACCGGCGCGCCACCGACAAACTGAAACTGACGGATATGCCAGCGGGCTGCCCAGGCAGAAACGGCGACAGCGGTCTCTTTTAGCGTTTTACCGCTTTCATTATCCCGATCGCCGTCCAGCGCATAGCCATCAATATTTTTGGAGATATACTTCGCCACGTAACCGGTAGCGCTGCCCTTCAGCGGATCGATCGGTTCAGCATGGAAACGTGCCTGCCTGGCTTTCTCCGAGGTCAGTTCATCGGGCTCCTGCTGGCAGGCGTAATCACGCATCGTCTGGCGTACCTGCGCCACCGCCTCCGGGCGCATAAACAGCAGCATATGCCAGTGTGGAGTACCGTCATGATGCGGCTCCGCAACACGGATACCAAAAATACGAATATTCGCGCGATGCAGCCTGGCGCGAATTTTTTGCCAAAGGCGACAAAGATAACGTTGGGTTTCTGTCGGGCTGGCACCGTTCCATCTACGGTTACGGTGCCCGGTTTTGACAGTGGCATGATAGCGGCCCGGTGCGGTCAGGGTATAAAACTCGCCGACAAAGCCCATCTGATTGCAGATATTTTCAAAACCACGGATGCGGGTCATTAACTCGCAGCGTCGAATCGCCGGATTGGCGACGCTGCCATCATATTTATCGATCAGGCTGATACGATTCCCTTCTTCATCCTCCAGCTCCATCCCTTTAAGAAATTCGCGAATGCGACGCTTCTGCTCACGCCATTCGATAACGGCCATGGTGCTGGCGTAAGGCGTATGAATTTTGCTGACGTTCGCCAGCGCAATCTGCAAATGTTCACGCCACGCGGCAGCGACGCGACGTAGCTGGCCTCGCCACCACTTTTCGTTCTGCATACGCATAATGGCTGGCGTCACCTCTTCCGGGCTGAAAAAGCGGGAGGCGACTCTGTCCCACAGCGGCGGCGTTTGCCCCACATCGCGGGTAATCGTCGCGGCGGTCATATAGATGCGGTGCGTATATCGATAATCGGATTCATGCGCCGCTCGCCCGTGTGCCTGGGTTATCTCCGCCAGGATAAAGCTGGCGATATCGCCGGCCAGCAGGTCCACATCGGCACGGGCCATATCTGGCAGGCGATTAACGCGTTTTACCAGTTCCCATAGCGTGCCTGCGGCCCTGGCCGCACCCGGTTCGGCGGCAGCGTTGGCGCTCAGTAAACTAACCGTGCCACGATGCAGGGATGTCGGACGATACTGCTTGTTAACCATTTCAATGCGCGGCAACGTGCGTTCAACAACATTTTTTATCAGGTAAGCATTGGCGCGGGCCGTGCCATGGGTAATTTCCAGATCGTTGAGGTGATGTCTGATATCCCGCTGCACAATCGTCGGCTGCTGTTCCAGCAAACGCTGCGCCTCAGTCAAAGCCGCAATCATTCGATCGCGGCGGTAAATCTCTTCATAGGTAGGATAGGGGCTGGCGATCGCTTCCCGCGGTGCGTTCCACGGGTAAGCATATTCCTGGCTCATCAACGTCCGCCCTGATAATGTCGGCTTCTCAGCTCCTCAATTTCCTGGCAGGTGACACAGCGCGTCACGCCATGAATGGCGCGACGGCGTGCCTCAGGAATGGCGCTGTCGCATTCTTCGCAGAAAATGGCACTAACCTGCTGTGGACGACGAATGACCGCCGCGATATTACGCTCCAGCGCCTCATCCAGATTCTGCTGTTCTAAATCTATCGCATCCATTAATGCAGCTCCCACATCTCGCGCTCGTAGCACTCAGCTTCCTGACGTAGCAGCTCCGCTGCCTCAGTACCGTTGAGATCCAGCGTATTGATACGCAAAGCAATCGCCCCCAGACGCAGGGCTACCGCCAGCGCGCACTCTTTACGCTCGGCGGCGATAATCGCCTGCAGTGCCGATTCATCTACTTCAAATAAATCGTTTTCGCTATTTAGCATTGTTTTTCCTCCAGTTTTCAGGCAAAGGCATGCCCGGCGGGTTGACGCCATTTACGGGTATTTATGGGTAATGAATTTATTTATGCAGACAGAAAGCTATCCGCGATAGAAAACTGACGCGGCAAAATACGTCCCCAGCGCGATAGCTGATTCATTGCGATAATGATCAGTTCACGACGCTGTTCATCGAACGATTCAAACGGCCTGCCGACGTCATCCGCCCGAAAGGTTCCCGGAGCATCACGGTTTGCCAGCGCCAGTACGCAAAATTTAAACGCCTCATTCTGGCGGTTAAAATAATTCAGCGCCGGGTTGCGGTTATTGCTGCGTAGCTGCCGCCACGTTTTACGGAATTCCTCAAAGGTCATTTTTTCAACTTTATCCACGCGGGAATGCACCAGCCGAATGGTGGTAAAAGGCGCTTTTGCGCGCTGCGGCGCAAGCGCGAGAGCCGTACACTTCACCATGTTTCAGCACCTTCCTGTTCTCCCGGCGGCATTTCACCTGTAATCCTGCCGGGAGAGGTAAATTTATCCGCATCGTTAAATTCACTATTTGTGAATCACGGGCCAACGATGATTTGAAAACGCGAGTGCCCTAATGCTTCGCGTACCTGCTTCTCTTTCCACTGCGCATAGAGAATTTTCACTCTGCCGGTAGCACGCAGTTTCCCTTTCTTGATCCTGCGCGCCTCGATAGGCAGACAGGGGTTCTCCCCGGTGGTCCAGCGACGAACGGTGCGCAAAGAAACCCCCTCCAGAGCCGCAAACTCAGCGGCATACACCTTTTCACGAGGGATTTTGACGATTGTAATTTCACTAGTCATATAGCATGATTCCCAGTTAGCCAATTTACGCCATCCCTGGCCAATAAATGCCGATTAATGCCAACGATGGATACCTTTTTAGGAATAGTAATTCGGTTTTCCGTATTGCGCAATACGTAAGGACGTTTTTTAATGACGTTTAATATCACTTCGACTAATGAGCAGGTTTTGGATCGCATCTGTGAGGTCTACGGCTTCCATCAGAAAGTGCAGCTGGCGCGCCACTTTAATATCGCCGCCAGCTCGCTACAGAACCGGTATAGCCGTGAACATATCTCCTTTGATTTCGCCGCACTTTGCGCACTCGAAACCGGTGCCAGCCTGATGTGGATTTTGACCGGCCAGGGTGAACGCTTTACAGGAAAAGGGGATAGATCCGCAGATAAAAGTGAAGTTTGCACGCTGGAAAAATTCACATTAAGTGAAGGTGAGTTAGCCAGCACGGGCCAGTTTGCTATCGATCGCAGCGTAGTCAGCAAGGCAACGGCCCAGGTCCAGTGCATCGAATCTGACGGCACGCTATTTTTTGTCGAGCAGTCTTCTGCACTTTCCGATGGCTTAAAATTAGTGGATATCGATGGCACCATCAGCATTCGTGAAATCGCTGTATTACCAGGCAAAAAGCTGCACGTTACCGGTGGCAAAGTACCCTTTGAGTGCGCCACTACGGATATAGGTATATTAGGACGCGTAATAGGTTCTTACAGCGACACTAACTGATGCTGCGTTACGGCATATAGCGCAGGAAGATGGCTCACCGCATCACGGAAAGATGCGCCACGTTTCTGAATGCATGCCCGAACGCCGACGCGCATCAGTAGCAAGTGGCCTCTGGTCTGTCAGGCCATCGATCTTGCGCTTCAATCTGTAGAATGGAAAGAGAACAGAATAATAAAGGCATCGAGTGGCATTATTTTTCATCTTTAAACAGAAGATGCTTATTACAGTTTATTTTTTCCACCGTTTGGGATAGATATTTAACATCGCCTGGGCTCTGTTTCAGGCGATAGCCAAACCCGCGCGTTGAATGATTAACTTTGTTCGCTTAGAATATTTCAGGCGGCGTTTTGTCTGTTTTTAACCGTGCTTAACCAATAGCAGATTTACCAACGTTTCGACTTACTGTTACTTCTGACAGGCTTATATAAATCTTCAGCATCGCACTCTGACAATTTTCTATTACGTGGGAATAATTATGAAAAAAATTCTGGGATTAGCTACCTTAATGTTCTCTTTTGCCTCACATGCTGCGTTCGTTCATCCATTAGATTTTGATGGTTCTGAAGCGCAAAAAGCTGAGGTTATAGATTACATTAAGAATAGAGTGCATCAGGATTATTGCGATAGCGCGCTGGATATGTGCCAACCGACAACGCTGCGCATGATGGAAAAACAGAACCTTGCCGCTTTTAAATCATTAACCAGTGCTAAAAATCGTGCGGTGCTGGATAACGTTATTGATACCTATTGTGACAGCAGCCTTGATATGTGCACCTATGCCAATCTCGATATGATGTACAAGCAAAACCTTAAAGCCAGCAATGAATCATTAAGCTGGTAACGAAATAATTACAACCCCTCGTATTGCTTAATACAATTATAATTACTGCTACAAAAACAGGTGCCGAAGCTAAATCTATTCTTTGGCATCCTGATGAAAGAAAGTACGCCCTATAATATAAATTCGCGTTACAGAAATTACCCGGCATATTTTTTCCAACAGGCTGCCAGCGCACCTGAACATGCCCCGTTATAAATTTTATATTGACCAGAGCACATAACACCTCACCGATTAGCGTTAAGCTCCTTGAATTCTTCACTAAACAAGCCAAACACCCAATCATCCTGCCAGCGCCCGTGCAGGTAATAATTCCTGCGCAACACGCCTTCCTGAATAAATCCTACCTTTTCCAGTACCGCTTTTGATGCCAGGTTGCCCATCGTTACGGTTGCCGTCAGCTTGCGAAAATCAAGCGCAAACGCGGCATGACATATCGTTTGCAACGACTCGCTACCGTAGCCTTTGCCATGAAAAGCAGTGTCCAGCAGGAAACCCACTTCAGCTATCCCATTACCACGGTCGATAAAACCGGTAACGCCCACCGGCTGGCCGGTTCCCTTTTCCTGAATCGTCAGGCAGAGCCAGTGCTGACTGCTCGGGTGCCAGGGAAGCAGGCGCACTTCAAACGCCTCACGACGTATCGTCTCAGCGTCACGCACATCGCAAACGTAGCGCATTACTTCAGGGTCTTGGTTCAAAGCCAGGAAAAAAGGCCAGTCTTCTTCCGTCAGAGAGTGATAACTCAGGCGAGGAGAATCAATATGCATCGGACTTTCCGCTGTAGGGTTTCGGAAAACCATAGCAGAAACCGCTAACGGTGTACTTGCTCATTTTTCGCGGACCGCCGGTAAAATACCGATGCTTATAGCGCTTGTTCAGGCGATTGGAAAATATGCAGCTGCGTATGATCGATGAGAGTTAATTAAGACCTTCGCCGGAGCCGCTATGTCTGATAAAGATCCCGTTGTTGAACGCCTGTCGCTGGAGTTACTGGCTCTGCGCCAGATAGTCCAGATGCTGATTGCTTTTGGCAATGTGCCAACCGGCGGCAAGCTGAACAAATATCTGGAAAATCTGGCGCACGATGTTGAGCATCGTGACGGACGAGAGGCGAACAAAGCGATCGCTGACGTCATCCGTACCTATATTCGCCCATAA